TATTAGTCATCAAGTCAGCTACACCACCTTTCTGTCCCACTGGCATTGTAAAGATTGAAGCCAGCTTAGATGCTGGCCCAATCATCTCTTTAATAGCATCGAATTTATTACCCGCCATAGCCAGGTATCTTTGTCCTGATGCAACATCCGAAGCCGTAAGAGGAGTTATCTCATTGACATCCTTTGCCAATTGTAACATCTCCCTTTGTTCTGCAATGGTAGCACCAGCAATTTTCGAAGCAGTCCAAACTTCATTCTGAACACCCGCAGAGTATTTATAGGCCCTTGCCATTCCCCCTACGAGCTGCATTCCGAAGTCCATTGTATTAGAAGCTGACATCTGTATACCTCTATTCCAGGTATTCATATCATTCATCATTGTTCTGAATGACCCAGATATCTTGCCAGCTTCTTGAGAGAATCGGTCTTTTAAAACCATGGCAACACCGACCTCTACTATACTCCTACTGGTATTCATAATTTATTTTCTTTTCTTTAATTGTTTATAATATTGCTCGGCCATTTCCTTGAATATTTTCCTTATTCGATACGGAAGACGTAAAAAGCCGAAATAGTCTAAGGCTATCTCGGCTCTGGTGATATAAACAAAATCACTCTCTAACATTACTCTTCCGTCAGGTAGAAAAAATTCGGTGCCCAAACTATAGGATAAGTTCTTTCCTCTCCAGTGGTTGGATTAGTGATGTGAGACTCACCTTTGAAAATGGGGTCCATAGATAAGATATGCTTTCTCATCTCAGCCATATCCTTTGCAGTAAACGGAGTAAAGTTTTCTACCTTCTCCCAACTACCATCAACCTCTAAGTGAAGATTACGGCAAAGAAGAGGAGCATTCTTAGTTTGCTTATCCAATGGCAACTTCATGAAATCTTGTTCCCCCTTACCCGTCATACAATCGAATTTAATCTTCTTGCCAGAGGAGAGAACATATTCATGGTTTATCAATCTAACCCCTTCTGGATAGTAAGGGATAGCATCGGGCTTTTGATTCAAATCATCCTCAGTTGGAGCAGTACCGTAATCGAAAAGGAACTCATGAAGGTCTTGGCCATAAGTAACTTTACCTCCATTCTCTTTGCCCCAATCATATTCAAATTCTACCTCATCCCCCAAAGAGAAGATACGAGAATTAAAGATAATAGCATAACGGTCATTGACTGGTAAGTTAAGGGCATCATCTACGGTTAATTTCCCATTAGGGGTAGCCGTAGTTCTAATTACAATTGCTGCAATGAACTTGGTAAGGTTCATCAAAGTCTTCATGTCTGAAAGGTTACTGAGGATATCTTCATCAGCACCATTCTGTTCTCTGATTTCATATTCGAAACCAGAAGGTCCGGTAAATCTAAATGTTCTAAATTCCATAATTTGATATATTTAATGTTTACAAATGTTCATAGTACTCCGTATAACAACAAGAAAGGGGTGAGCTCCTATCACAGGAATCCCACCCCTCCACCGAATCTTAGTGAAAATAGACTAAGGAATTAGTATTTATCTGCAGTACCAACTGAGAACTCTATGGACTCAATGGTATTCTCTGAAGCCATTCTGTCCAAGTCTAAGCCGGTAATCTTACATGGCCATACCTCTTCGAAGACGTGGGTATTAAGAACCGAGACTCCATCTTCGGCAAGTTCATTTACAATAGCCGTTTCCCAATATTGGCTTGGTACCAAACCTCCACCAACTATGTGGTCTTGGCAAGCATAAAGCCAATCATGAAGCCATGTGTCTGAACCTGCAGTAGTCATAAGTTTCTCTACAATAAGATTACCTATAGTAACCCTACCTGCAGTTTTAACGTCTCTATTGACGTCCCCATGAGCAACCTGGTCAATTTCAATATCTGGCAAAGTACAACTTTGGAATAGATAAGTATTGATAGGGTGTTTGGGGAACATGATGCTCCACAAGAATTTCTTCCGTGGGTTTTTTACTTTTGCTCCCATTGTGTTATGAGTTTATAAGTTATTACTTGTTTCTACGATTGATACTGCCTTAGAAGCTGCATCGATTACAATCTCCATAGTTACCTCTTGCATAGGAACTACATCCTTATACTTAAGGATAGCACGGTACTTACCCTGACGAGCATCTGCTTCGTTATTAACCGAAAGGTCATCCCAAGAAGTTGCATCTTGGTCACCCATCCAGGTATACTCGGTCATGGCATCTTCATCTACCAATGAATCCAGTGTAGGTTTAACCTCCAACCAGATTCTCTTCCAAGTACTCCAAACGTTTGGTTCTTCGATATATTTGTTGAGTACCGGGCGAAGGAACTTCTTCAGGTAAAGGTTCAGTCTTACGATTGAAAGGAATCTTTCAGAATCCTGTTTCACTTGAGAAGAGAAGCAATGCCATAGCATGGTTTGCTTACCTGAATCTGGAGTATCTTTGATTACCATCTCATTGATATAATTCTGAGCAAGAGTGTTCAGTTCGTTATATCGAGAAGGAGAACCATAGTTGGGGCATACTGGACCAACTGCATCTCCAATAACCCCTCGGTTCATACCAGCAAAGGATTTCCAAGGACCATATTGAGTAGCAGAGGCATCTCCCAAACCAACAATAGTACCCACTACATCGGAATCCTGAAGATTACCGTTTTCGTTGTAGTACTTAAGTCCACCACCAAAGTAGGCAATGTACTTAGAGTTACCTACAGTACCAAGGCAAGTCTGTACCCAAGTTACCTGAGCTTTGTAATCTCTTGCCTGAGTACCTTGAGTATAATGGGTTAAATGTTTGGGAACTTCGATATACAGTACCCATTCCATCAATTCCTTTGCCATATCTGCAGCAGCCTTATATACCTTGAGTACATCTGAATCGGTAGTAAGGTGTTGAGAAATATGTGAAATAAATAATTGGTAGAAGTCGGTGTAATCTTTTACCAAATCCAAGGAAGTAATCCATTCTTCGGCAGTTGGAGTGGAACCTGCACTACCGATAGTACCATTAAACAGTTTCTCTGTTTCGGAGGGTGCAGCATCTCCCACGGTAATAGTGATAGCATTCTTAGTACCATCAATATCATCGGTAAGCCACTTAATTAGGTTTTCAAAAGAGGAACCTGCAGTAATTACCGGCTTAATATATTCCGAGTTCTTAGCAAATGCACTAAGAGCAAGGTAATCTACCGAAGTGTTATTGTTATCATCGGCAGTTTTGTAGGTTATTACTGGTCCCTGTTCAAGTACTTGCCCATTAGCTGAATATATTTTATAATACAAGGTATTAGCTTGCTTATAAAAACCAACCTGGAAAGTATTTGCACTACCAATTGGATCTCCATATCCCTTGGTTACTAATCCAAAACTATAAGTAGTACTACCAGATTTTAAAGTAATCAAAGCAGAGGGTTTAGCTGGGTCAGTTACAGCAGAAGCAACTGAGATTTCATCTTCTGAATCTTTAGCTTTTCTTGCCGCAGCCGGAGAAGCAGTTACTGTACCTTGAGTAGCTCCTTTGCCAAGTACTCGAATAACACGAAGCTTAGAACCACCTTGCAAAGCCTTTTCGATATTTGATACAGAACCATCGGGTACAATTTCAGAACCATAGATTCTTTGGAACTGAGAGAATGTAGAGATGATTTCTGAAGGGTCATCGTATGGACCTTTAGTAGTTCTAGCCAATACACAAGAAACTCCTAACATGGGAGTAGTTTGAAGAACATTGTTGTTCTTAAACTTAAAATCAACATGAGGTGAAGTTGGCATAATTCTATTGTGATTAAAGTTAATTACTCGTTTAATTTATACCCTAGAGTATTGTACCTATACCTTAGGTACTTTTAACTCTAGCATCTCACTTTCGTTTTGTTCTAACAATCCAATAAGAACCGATATATCCTTGATAGGTGTAAGAGTACCTTCTCCCAAAGCTTTTTCTGGAAGAATACCGTCCTTACATACATAGGTGTATACCTTCTCAAGTATACCATGCTCTACATCTGGATGGTCATAATAATTACCAATCTCAATGAATAGGTTTCCGGTGGGAGCAAGCCTGCCCTTTTCCCATTCCTCTAAATCATTGAAGTATGGTCTCACGTATCCTCTAGCAGGTAAGCCAGTATATAAGATTGTATGTAGCAATCTCATATCTGCTTGTGTTTGAGAAACCAGATGTACATCTATGGTAATATCCTTAGTTTCATAAGGAAACTCTGAAGCTTGGTAATTACCATCCTCAAGTTTATCACCAATGATGTATTTATTCACACCAATATCTCCAGCATAATAACCCTGTAGTTCTATGGTTATTCTTGGGAGAGTCTTTGGGCCTTTTACTTGGTTATTCCCTATACCAAAAAGAGGTATGAACTTCTTCATACCTTTAATTGCCTCTTGAAATCTTTTTTCGTTTTCTTGAGACAAAGGTAAGAAGTCTTCTGGGTTTAAGGTAAGACCCATTTCCAACATTGTACTAAGTAGAGAGATATAAAAAGTTCTTTCTACTATTTCTTCTGAGTTTACCATAAAGTCCTAATCTAATATTTAATTGAACACTTTGATTGCCATTGTCATTAATATACCCATTATAAGTTACCTGAATACCTCCAAAACCACTCATTAGGGTTTGTAAATGACCAACACAATTTAATTCACTAACCCATTGAGTAGCAATATTTGAAGGATAATCGGTAAGCCATACTTTAAAGGGTATTGGTTCTAAACCAATACCTCCAGGGAATTGACCCTCTATTGTCTTACTTATATCGGTTATCTTAAATTGTTTTATAAATTTAGCAACTTGAATACCGTTGATAAGGTAGTACTGATAACCCTTTACATTACTAATCTGAGCAGTACTAGTATTTTGACCAAGATTTGGGAATGGTATATTCGGGGTTGGTTCAAAGCCATACTTAGTAGTTCTAGTACCTGGAGATTGAGTTATATTTAAAACTATCTCAGTGTTAGGTTCTTGCTGTGAGATAATCTTAACTATAGCAGTTCTTTCCAAGGGGTCATAGTTACTGGGGTTATGTTCTTGATTAGTAGATTTAGTTTTGATAGTAAGCTTACCTGCGGCATTAGCTTCTCCAATTTCTTGGGTTACCTCTAACCAATCTGAGGAGCTTTCTAATTTCCAATCTACAGCACGGTATTCATCTTGAGGCTCATTATTTATAAACTTCTGTTGGTAACTATATACCCCTATTTCTAGAGTCTCACCCTTTTTAGTACCCTCGAAAGTATGGGAAGTAGTTTCCGGAGTGATACTAAAATAAGTTCCCCAGGTCTCTACTTCAGGAGCAGCCTTTTGTTGTATCAGAGTTACTTCCCTTTCTACACCCTGAACTACTACCTTGAGGACCTGCTCTTTTAAGGTCTGTTCTGTATTTACTGCTTTCGGTTTTACACGAATGGTAGCAGTACCAGTTCCTGATAGTGAAGATATTTCAAAATCTACTGCCATTATATAATCCTCCTTATTTCTTTTCTAACTTCATTACGTATTTCCTTTTGTAAGGCAGCTTTTCCACCAGCAGCCTTAAATGCAGGAGCCCAGAGAGGACGAGGTGGTAAATTACCATCTCTACTACCATACTCTAACATGATAGCTATCTGATTCAAAGTTTTTCTTGAAGTCTTACCAGTATAAGTAATCTTCTTGATTCCAATTGGTAAACCAACGAAAGTTCTTTTCTTACCCTTTACTAAAGTAACTGACCTGGCATATTGTCCAGTAAGATTTAGCATGGTATGGTCCCCATACTTCTTTATGGTACCAGGAGCATGTGGTGGCCAAGATACTCCGGAACCTCTTGGAGGTACACCAGTATTCAAACTTCGTCTTACTATACGAAGAAGTTGATTACCAAACTTTTCTGTACCTTTCGCATAACCCTTAGTTAAGATACTTGGAGTTTTAGCAATCAACCTTTCTGCACGAGCTTGTTCTCGTTTATCTACGTATATTTCTAGAGGACCAATTGGAGTCGATAGTGTAATATTAACCGACTTACTTGGCATAATTCTTATTATTGTTTAGGTTTATCTAATCCCAATTCTTGAGCAACCTCTATATTTGGAGCAGGTAATGCTAGTTGTATCTTAAATTCGGTGAGTTGTTCTTGTTGTTCCATAATTCCTTAGTTCAAGTGGTTAAAACGAAAAAAGGAGTACACCCCTGATAGATGTACTCCTTTCTAATCATCCTGGTATGACAATTGGTTATGCCGTTGTAGTACCTCCAGTAGTCTTCAGAGCTGCAACCACTTGGTTGATAATGTTCTGGTCTCTCTGGGCATCTACCACTCGGTTCAAACGGGCAATCTCCCGGTCCTTTGCAGTGTTCTCAATGAGACATTTGATTTCCTGTTGTCCATTCTTGAGGTCACAGCAGCAACGTTCCAGCTGAAGAGCCAAGTCTGATTTTACTTCTTTAATCAAGCCTTTAGTTTCGCAGCAGCAATTCTGTTGATAATGCTCCATATTGCAGAGGCGGTCCATAACACGATTGAATCCTGCTCCCATCTGGTCACGGGAATCACGGATATCCGAATTCGTTTTGTAGCCCAAATCGCAGAGACCTCTTTCTGTTGCGAAACGGTTGTTAAGAATTTCTCTACCAACACCAGCAACATCTTTTGCTACTCCACCGATTTCTTGGGTTACCCCACGGGCAGCATCAGAGATATCCTTGTAGATACCTGCTTTTGCTTCCTGAACAGTAGATTCTACTTTCTGAATGTCAGCTTTGGTATCATTGATTTTGTCCCATACGGAAACTGCAGCAGCACCAAAGCCACCACCTACCAATGCACCCCCGACGGCACCCCATCCGGAGCCCCAACCAGAATGATTATTACAACAATCACTGCCTCTATCGGCAATCACTACGCCTTCACCGGCACCTTTTACTTCTACTCCCATAATTTTATTGGTTTTAGGAAATTAATAATTAAGTTTTTAGGGTCTCTCATATAATAAATACTGGTGTTGTATATAACCTATGATATACTAAATACATAATCATAGGTTATAGTAGCAGCATTCTGAGTTATATTGACTGTAAGCTCCCAACCATTATCATCATTCCCTGCTTGCCTTAATTTAATGGTACCTGACCTTGTTGATTCTACGGTATTCTCTGTTAAGGTTAAGGTTAACCCATAGTTTCCATTATCACTTGATAACGTTGTGATTGCTACATTTGTAACCCAACTTGGTTTTGAGGTTACAGTTAAAGCTAATGGGTATCTTGTACTTATTTCAGAACCGTTTATTACCTTAGTCTTAAAAGAATAAGCTACATCAACTGTAAAGTTATTACCTCCCAAAGCCGATAATCCAGTTCTAGAAGTAGTTCTAGAACCAGTAGGGGAAGTAAATGCCAAGTAATACTTATAAGATACTGAAGCAGCACTCTGTGTAACTTTAATGGTCTTAGTAGTTGCCCCACTATAGGATGCAGTTACTGTACAACTTCTACTTGAAGTACCTGTGTTCTCTGTAGCAGTAAGTACCGTCTTAGCTGAATTCAAACTAAATCCAGTACCACTTGCACTAACCGTAGGTGTAGCACTCTTCGAAGAACCTGCACTTATTGACCCTGAACTCCAATGGTTGGTAATAGGTATACTTACACTGGCATAAATATTAACACTACCTCCTGAATTAGAGATAGAATATGAATTTGCCGATAAGCTTATTACTGGTGTACCATCAGTAGTACTGGTAATTGAATTCGCTGCCTGGTATACTGGTACACTTACAGATTTGGTTTTACCATTTAGTGATAAGGTACCAGTAAGGGTTCCTACCTGGGTTCTAGATTTAACCGTAGTTCCCAAAGAACCTGCACTAACTGCAGTACCATAACTAATGCTAGCACCGCTTGTAATTGTGCCCCCTCCAGTTGTAGAACCATTCCATCCCCAAGTCTGAGAATATGATGGCATACTTGAGAATGAACTTCTACTTCCTCCACTTGCAGGTATATCGGATACACTTCCTCCACTTGCTGTAATCTCACTGTAAGTCCTATAACCTGCCGACTGAGAACAAGATAGGGTTAACTTCTTCCCTGTTTCAGCTTGGGTTAAGGTTACCGTACCACTTCGTGTACTGGTAGAAGTATTATTACCCATAGTTACAGAAGTACCACTTCCAGATACACTACCAGAGTTGGCTCTAGTATAAGTTAAAGCAATTTGGTTACCATAATTATGCCCATTTCTCAATTCTTGCTTGTAAGAAGCAACGGTAAAGGTTTTAGTACCTCCTGTAGCCCCAAATAATATAGAGGTAGGTGATAAACTCCAAACATGCCTCCAAGATTGAGAGGCTGCTTCCTGATACCATTTGATAGTATAGGTTTTACCTGAACCTTGTTGTATGATAGTACCGTCAGTTTTAGACCTGGCAGTTAACTCAAGATTCTCGGTAGCTCTCCAACCTGTACCGTCTGCCCAAGTTACCCAAGAAGGTCTGCCCGAATGACTATATGCAACACTCTCTACAGTACTAGTAGCTACACCATCCAAATATTTAGTTCTAGTAGAAGTAGCCCCAAACCAAGGCTTCTCATTAGTAGGTTCTCCGCCTAAAGCCGAGAAATTCAAAGTATCTGTCCAAAGAGTAAAAGTATATTTCCAAGTTACCTTATGAATATCCTCTAACTTTACTGTTTCGTTATTTCCATAGGAACCGGCATTGGATAGTTCCAACCCCACATAATTTTCCCCTGTTCCTGTAGGGGAGAGTGCTAACAATTCAGCCTTGGTAGGACAGTCATTACCATCCTTACCAAGGCCTACTTTACTTTTGACAGCACTCCAGGTTGCTATCTCTCCCATAAGATTTATTTGTTTTTAAGTTCCTGAATCTCTGCCTTCAAAGCCTTAATCTCATCGTAGAGAAGTTTAACACCTTCGATTGCCAAGGTTGACATCTTGTGATATTTAACTTGTTTTACGAGTACATACTCTTCTCCGTTGATTTCTAAGGTTTCGAATTCTTCTGGATTGGGTACCGTAGATTTCTCTACTGGAACTTCTTCCACATATTTACCAAATCCTAAGCCCTCGAGATTCTGAGCAATAGTTCCCTCATCTTCCTTACCAAGCATACTAAATGACTTAGTAGGTATCTGGCAAATCTGGTCTAGAGTATGATTCAAATCTCGGATATTATCTTTGAGTCGAATATCTGAAGACTCTTTCCAGAAACCGGAAGGAGCAGTAGTCTTAGCAAATACTACCTGGTCAGTAGTTGCCAATCCCAATTGAGCTCTAGTTACTGTATGAGGATTATCCTTTCTACCTGCATGGTTATTGATAGAAGTTTGAGCAGCAGTACCTGCAGCCTTAGCATCGGCAATAGCAGCAGCCTGAGCAGTAGATACTGGCTTATTTGCATCCGATGTATTGTTAACATTACCCAAACCAACTTGAGCCTTAGTAACTGTATGAGGATTAGATTTATTGGCAATATGGTTATTTACCTTAGTTTCCAATGCAGTTACATCTGAACCAGTATCGGCAATCAAATCGTCAACGTAAGTTTTCAATTCTGTACGAAGAGCATTGATGGCATTAGTTCTATTGGTAATCTCATTTGCCAACCCCTGTACGGTATTATCCAAGTTAGTCTTATCTGCTGCAGTCATTACACCTGCAGTAGTCTTAGTTGCTGCAAGTATATCTCTAATTAAATCTGTAGCACCTTCATAAGTCTTACCCTCTGCACTCTTAGTTTTATTATTAAGAGTAGCTCTTACATTAGTTGAATTATGGGTAAGAGTGAATCCAGTAAGAATAATTCCTGGAAGAGAACTATTAAAGGTATCATGAGCATTATCTTTTGCAATACGGGCCTCTTGTTCAGCTTCAATAGCATCTGGTAAGGTTTGATTAAGCTTTATTACACTATCGGCATCCATCAGACCAGCTTCTTTAGTAGTGGCTGGAGTTAGAGGGATTACCATCCCATCGGGTTTATCAATGTAATGCCCTTGACCATCCGTAGCAGAATAGTTACATAAGATAATAACATTACGCTTATTTTTGTTAGCTATTGAAACCTTACTAATTAAATTTTTAGGCATGCTAGATACCACATCCTCAAGATGCTTACCTCTACTACCTTCGAAAGCAGTACCTGCGATTTCCCCAATGATAAGAGACGAAGTATTACTGTCTACGAATTTAGTACCTGACCAACGGAATTGGTATGGAGGTTCACCATCGGCAACATTTATATAAATCTTACCAGATTCTCCAACTACGGGAGTTTGGTGACCTGCATCCGTATACAATTGAACATTAGTAAGACCTCCAGTGGGGCTTACATCATAGGTAGCATATACTTCAAGTACATCATCTACATATGAAGGCAAATGGTTAGCAGGTACTAACCCCTTCCCATCCAATGGAGCAAAGCCATCAGCCTTACCCTTAGTTGCTACAAAGGCATCATGCTTAGCTTCTAGAGTGTTAATGTTATTCTGCAGTTTAGTATCAAGAGCAGTATCTGCCGCAGTTCTATCAGCAATCTCTTTATCAATCCTTGCACCCAATGCAGTATCGGCAGAAGTACGAGCAGTTGCTTCATCGTTTACAGCTTTAGTAAACTTGGTATCTAAAGCAGTATCTGCAGCTTTTCTATCAGCTACTTCTTGAGCAAGAGCTGCTTCTGATTTACCGTCCAAAGCTTCGATAGCATCTTTACGGTCCTGAACCTCTTGAGCAATAGCATTGGGTAATGTCTCATCCAGATTAACCTTATCCTGGGCAGTCATTACACCAGCTTTCTCTGTAGTAGCTGCTGGGATATAAGTAGTCTTATAATCTTCAGGCTCATGAGTATAAATACCCTCTTCTTTTTTAGAAGAGAAATTATGAGTTAAAGTAACATTACTGCTTTGTTGACCTACCTCAACTGGTTTATCACCAGATAAGATAATAATATTATCTGGTATAGAATCAAACAGCTTCTTATCTGCTGCAGTTTGTACA